TGGTGTCCTCTCAAAATCTGGAGCAGATGCTAAAAAGATGTTTACAGACAAAATTGTACCGATCTCGGTTAATTACCCATTCTTTTTCAAACCGATTCAAGATGGTATGGACCGACCAAAAACTGAACTTGCTTACAGGGTTCCAGCATCTAAGTTTACAAGAAAAAAGCTTGACTCAAATGAGAGACTCGAGGAAATGGTTGGACTCGATACAACTATTGACTGGAAAAATACAGGTGACAACTCCTATGATGGTGAAAAACTTATGCTTCTCGTCCATGATGAGGCTGGTAAATGGGAAAGACCTGAAAACATCCTTAACAACTGGAGGGTAACAAAAACAACATTAAGATTAGGTAGTAAAATAATTGGTAAGTGTATGATGGGTTCAACATCAAACGCTTTAGATAAAGGAGGTAGAAATTACAAAAAATTATATGATAGCTCAAATGTCACAAAAAGAAACCGCAATGGACAGACTAGCTCAGGACTATATTCTTTGTTCATACCTATGGAATGGAACTACGAAGGTTACATCGATACTTATGGACACCCTGTCTTTGAAACTCCAAAATCGCCAGTTGAAGGAATCGATGATCAAAAGATTGAAATCGGTGTCATTGAACACTGGGAGAATGAAGTAGATGGCCTTAAGGATGATCCTGATGGACTTAATGAACTTTATCGACAATTTCCACGTACAGAGAAACATGCGTTTAGAGATGAAACAAAACAATCATTATTTAATCTTACTAAAATCTATGAACAAATAGATTATAACGAAGATTTAAAAAATTCAAACGTTGTTACTCAAGGTAATTTTCAATGGGAAGCTGGAATTAAAGATACAAGTGTTATGTTTGTTCCTAGTAAACAAGGTAGGTTTATGGTATCTTGGGTTCCTAATGTAATTCAACAAAATAGAATATTAATAAAAAATAACATGAAGTTTCCTGGTAACGATCACATGGGGGCTTTTGGCTGTGATAGTTACGATATATCAGGGACAGTGGATGGTAGAGGTTCTAAAGGATCTTTGCATGGTTTAACTAAGTTTAGTATGGAAGATGCTCCAGCTAATTTATTCTTTTTAGAATATATATCAAGACCACCTACTGCTGAAATATTTTTTGAAGATGTTTTAATGGCTTGTGTTTTTTATGGTATGCCTATACTTGCAGAGAACAACAAACCTAGATTACTTTATCATTTTAAACGTAGAGGTTATAGAAAGTTTGCAATGAATAGACCAGATAAAACAATGCATAAATTATCTGTAACTGAAAAAGAAATAGGTGGTATACCTAATTCAAGTGAAGACATAAAACAAGCACATGCTGCGGCTATTGAAGCTTATATTGAAAATTTTGTAGGTTACAATAATGAACAATATGGAGCAATGTATTTTCAAAGAACATTAGAAGACTGGTCAGCGTTTGATATAAATAACCGAACTAAACATGATGCCTCAATAAGTTCTGGTTTAGCTATAATGGCTTGTAATAAAAACAAATATAGACCAGTTGCTGAAGTAATAAAGGAACCAGTCAATTTAAATTTTTCTAAATATGACAATAGAGGCAATGAATCAAAAATAATTAATAGATGAAATTAAACACTGGTATTAATAGTGCGTTTCCTAGTCAGATGGTATCTGAGGAGGAAAAGAAAACGTTAGATTACGGATTATTAGTTGGGCAAGCTATTGAGTACGAATGGTTTAGAGGAGGAAGAGTAAATGGAAGTAGATGGAATACAGGTTATCAAAATTTTCACAACTTAAGATTATATGCTAGAGGAGAACAAAACGTTCAAAAATATAAAGATGAATTGTCTATTAATGGTGATTTGTCTTATTTAAATTTAGACTGGAAGCCAGTTCCAATTATACCTAAATTTGTAGATATAGTTGTTAATGGTATTACAACTAAAAATTATCAAATAAAAGCGGTTGCTCAAGATCCTTTTTCTTTAAAAGAAAGAACTGATTATGCAAATGGTATAATGAGAGACATGGCTATGCGGAATGAAATGAAACAAATAGAGCAAGCCACAGGTATCAATACTTTCAATAGTCCAGATCCAGAAAGTTTACCTGGTTCTAAAGAAGAGCTTGAGGTTCATTTACAATTAGATTACAAACAAAGTGTTGAAATAGCCGAAGAAGAAGTTATTAATACAGTTTTAGCTTTTAATAAATATCATCTTATAAATAAAAGAGTTAACGAGGATATAGTAACAATTGGAATCGGTGCATTAAAAACAACTTTTAATAAAGCAGAGGGTGTTATCGTTGATTATGTTGATCCAGCTAACTTAGTTTACTCATATACTAATGATCCTAATTTTGAAGATGTTTATTATGTTGGTGAAATAAAGTCAATGACTTTAGCTGAAATAAAAAAAAGATTTCCATATCTTACTGATAAAGAAATGGAAAAAATGACTAGATACCCTGGTCGAGATGGTTACATAGCTAACCCTAATTATGATAATGATTTAGTTCAAATTTTGTTTTTTGAATATAAAACATTTATTGATCAAGTTTTTAAAATAAAATATACGGAAAATGGATTAGAAAAAGTTATAGAAAAACCTGATTTTTTTAATCCTCCACCTAATGATAATTTTGATAGAGTTTCTAGAAGCATAGAGGTTTTATTTAGTGGTGCTAAAGTTATGGGAGTACCACAAATGCTAGAATGGAAACTAGCACAAAATATGACAAGACCTAATAGTGACACAACTAAAGTTAACATGAATTATAATATTTGTGCACCTAATTTATATCAAGGTCGTATAGAATCTTTAGTTAGTAGATGTACTAGTTTTGCGGATATGATTCAGTTAACATCGTTAAAATTGCAACAAGTGCTTCAACGTATGGTTCCAGATGGTGTTTTTGTAGATGTTGATGGTTTAGCTGAGGTTGATTTAGGTAACGGAACAAACTACAATCCACAAGAAGCATTGAATATGTATTTTCAAACTGGATCTATAGTTGGTAGATCACTTACACAAGATGGTGATCCTAATAGAGGTAAAATACCTATTCAAGAATTACAATCATCTAGTGCTAATGGTAAAATACAATCATTAATTAATACTTATCAGTATTATTTACAAATGATAAGAGACGTAACTGGTCTTAATGAAGCTAGAGATGGTAGTCAACCAGATCCTAATGCTTTAGTTGGTTTACAAAAAATGGCAGCTAACGCTTCAAACATAGCAACAAAACACATACTTAATGCGTCTTTATATTTAACACTACGAAATTGCGAAAATATATCTTTAAGAGTTGCTGATGCATTAAGTTTTCCTTTAACAGCAAACTCATTAAGACAAAGTATTTCAGTTTTTAATGTTCAAACTCTTAGTGAATTAGATACTTTAAATTTACATGATTTTGGAATATATTTAGAGTTAGAGCCTGATGATGAAGAAAAAGCTCAACTAGAGCAAAATATACAAATAGCTTTGCAAAATCAAGGTATAGATCTTGAGGACGCTATTGATATTAGACAAATAAAAAATATTAAATTAGCTAATCAAATGTTAAAGCTTAAGAGAAAAAGAAAACAAGAGCAAGATCAAGCAAATCAGCAAGCTATGATTCAAGCTCAATCACAAGCTAACGCTCAAGCCGCAGAGCAAGCGGCAATGAATGAAGTTCAGAAACAACAAGCTTTAGCTCAAACAGAAATACAAATAGAGCAAGCTAAGTCTCAGTTTGAAGTACAAAGAATGGAACAAGAAGCTTTAATTAAAAAAGAATTAATGGCTGAAGAATTTCAATATCAATTACAGCTTGCACAGGCTCAAGTATCAAAAGACAGAGAAAAAGAACAATTTATAGAAGATCGTAAAGATAAAAGAACAAAAATTCAAGCAACACAACAATCACAAATGATTGAACAACGTCAAAATGATTTATTACCTACAGATTTTGAATCAGCTGGAAATGATAATTTAGGCGGATTTGGTTTAGAGCAGTTTATGCCTCAATAACCTATTTATTAATTTTTATTATATTATATTATGTCAGAACAAGTAAAACAAGAAGGCTCGTTTAAAATTAAACGTAAGCCAAAACAATTAGACAAAAAAGACAACAACATTATTAAAGTCGATTT